ACGTAAATATCGATGCTGATGGAGACATCACATTGGATGCCGATGGCGGAACGATTACATTTGCCGATGCTGGTAGCTCACTGGGAACGATCACATCGGCAGGGTACTCAGGCACCGCTGCGGTTGCTACAACCGTCACGATCACAGACAACGAGTCTACGAACGAAGAGAACGCCGTTGTATTTACCGCAGGCGGCGACGTTGATGGTGGCAACTTAGGTCTAGAATCCGATGGCGATTTGACTTACAACCCCAGCACGGGAACTCTTAGCGCAACCATCTTCAAGGGCAACGTCGATGCCGTTGATGGAGACTTCGATGGTACGCTTGAGGCTGATGCAATCACGGTAGGTGGAACAAACCTACTTACTGGTGGTGTCATCACATCACTCGGCACCATCACTCAAGACACCGTGACGTTTACGTCGACAAACGCAAACGACCCTCAAGTCTTTATCAAGAACACAACAAACGATTCTAATGGTCCTGTCTTGGTTCTCGAAAATGATCGGGGCTCAAACAACGGGGCAGATAATGACGTTTGTGGAATCATTGAGTTCAAAGGAACCGACGACGCTTCGGCTCAGACAACTTTTGCCATGGTGTCAGCAACCGTAAAGGACGCGAGCAACGGAGCCGAAGGCGGTGAGTTCGGTGTAGAAGTTGCAACTCATGATGGCGAGATGCAGTTTGGCTTGAAGATCACCGATGGTGATGCTGAGGATGAACTGGATGTTGAGATCGGTAGCGGTATCAACTCCGTCACTACAGCCGCAGGATACGTCAAGGGCGCCAACGGTGTATTGGTACCAGAGGGTAAATCGCTGCATATCGAAACGCCAATGCTGGCTACAGCAGATCACACTGCGACCGGCATTACAACTCTTCTGACTGCCAGCGAAAACATCGCTCAAGGAAACTTGGTTTATGTATCTGGCAACGGGACGATCGGGATCGCCGACGCGGATGCAGTAGCTAAAATGCCTGCCATTGGAATCGCCGTTGCAGCTATTAGTTCAGGTCAGCCGGGGGCTGTGCTTCTGCAAGGAATGTTCCGCGATGACACGTTCAACTTTACTGCGGGCAACCGATTGTTTGCGAGCGCCACTGACGGCGGGATTACAGCGACTGTGCCGAGCGGTAGTAATGATGTGGCTCAAGCTGTCGGAGTTGCACTAAGCGACGACGTAATCTACTTCAAGCCCGACATGACACTGGTGGAAATAAGCTAATGGGTGACTACGCACAAGTACACGATGTTGCTGTTGCTAACATTGCACAAATCAACGACGTTCCCTACGCAAACTGCGGTCAACTAAACGACTGCACAAAGGCAGCATCCGGTGCTACGCGCTGGGTAGCCTTGGCTGAAGACGGTTATGTTGGCTATTGCTCAAATTCTGACCGTACATCTTGGACAGGGTATGACAATGACTCTGGTACGGCAGACGCTGTTGATATTGCCTTTGGTAAAGACAACAGCGGAAATGGTATTTATTGTGGTACTCGGACTAGCGGAAGTAGAGAGATCGTAGTTTCTGGGACGGACGTAACATCAGTAGGAAATTGGACAGAAGTAGACCTTCCCGGTGGTACCATTAAGCAGATGTGTATTAACTGGGGCGCACGATCGAACGGTGCAGCCGCAGGGACGTGGATGTCAGCGGGTATGCAGGGTCAAGAGGGTATATATCGGAGCATAGATGGTGCCCAAAACTGGTCAAAAATAGATCTAAGTGGTATTACAAACCACGCTAGCAACAAGTTTATCAATGGTATCCACAGTGATGGCAGCGGAAACTGGATGACCCTACAAGGCGAAAGCAGTGGGCGGATATATTACTCGAATGATGATGGTGCAAGCTTTACCGCTAGCACTCCGTTTACCATCGGAAGAGGGCAAGCAGTCGCCTACACAAACAATACTTGGATAGTTGTATATTCACGTCAAAGCCAGATTAGAATAAGAACGTGTGCCGCGAGTGATATTACAACATGGTCTAGTGAAGTTGATGCAAAAGGCATACCGCATCTTTCGTCAGATGGACAAAAAATCAGCATCGCAGCAGCAAACGGTAATGTTTGTATAGTTGGTCAGAATGATTCCGATGTAAACACTTTTACTGTGAACGGAACAACAGTATCTGAGCCCCAACAAGTATCTCTATCAATGAGTGGCGATACAATTTTCGACATCGCTACCGATGGAACAACATGGTTAATCGCAGCTAAAGATGGTGACGTATGGGAATCAACAAATAATGGTGCGAGTTGGAGTCAAATTGTAGACGGCTTTCAAGCTGACGGAAGCAACGAAAAAGATTTGGTCGGCATATGTGCTGATGTTGTTTTACCACTTTAATGGCTTGAATCTAAGAGGAGCTAATCGTGAGCAGTAATTTAAAAATAGCGAGTTTTGACTCAGCAACGCTTTCGTACAAAATCATTTCTGACTCTAGTATTGGCGCGGCTCCTATAGTCGATGTAACATCAGGTAGCGGTAAGATTTACGATATCAATGTAGATACGTCATCTGGCATCAACAACGATTACTTTTTGAAGCTTTGGTTGACAACAGCGTCTGTGAGCATTGGAACTACACCGCCTGATGTAATCATCAAAATTCCTCAGGACAAAGTCATTCGAACTAACTATCCGGGTGGTCTTCCGTATACATCGCTAAGTGCTGCGTTGGTTTCTGGTGCGGAGGATAGTAATACGACTCATACTACAAGTGGTAATAGTGGTACGGTCAACCTCACAATCGTCACGTCATAGGAGTTATCAATGAGCGTTAGAGTAACCAATGTACCTCAAAGATTAGCTGAAACACTTGTTATTGATTCGTCTGCGGACGCGACGACCGGTAATGCCTCTGGCGCGGCAGGCACAGGAGAAAACATTTTCTCTGGTACAAGCGGAGCGACTAAATTTTACGCGTGGAAAATCGACGGTACTCAGGCAACAACTGCGTTTTATGTGAAAGTCCAAGAGGCTACGACATACACGCAAAGCACAAACTCTCATCCAAGCTATCGATTTTATTGTCCCGCTGGTCAGATCGTTCACTATCTTTTTCCCGAAGGTCAGACGTTTAGTACCGGGATTAGTTTTATTGCCACGACAACAGCAGCAACATCTGCAGCCAGCCAAACTGCCCCTACAGGGACAGTGTCAGTTACAGTTCTCGGTGGAACCTGATCATGGCGGCGTCACTTTCACTGACAAAGTTTCATGACTCGGTCGACTACAAACTCGTGCAATGCACTGAGATTGAAGACGCTACCGTTTTTGTGAATGTGACTGGTGCTCCGGGAACCCTTCATTCAGCTTCCATTGATTCGAGCAAGTCCAGTAGCAATCTTTCGTTGCATATTCTGGACGGTAAAGACACGAGCAACAGCGAGTTTATTATTCGAGGAACTGGTCTTGCTGTAAGGTCCGTTCAGATTCCTACTGGATTTGCTTTCGACATGTTGAACTTTCGGGTATCTGCGAATAGCGCGGAAAATGATACTACTGATTTCAGTGGGACCGTTAACGTAACTTTGGTTTGTAGTTGAGGTTCGAATGGCAGTTACCGCTACTACTAATATTACGGCTCTCGGAGGAATGCTGATAACGGACTTCGAGGCCAACTCGTCCGTTGAGCAGCACATGACTGCGAATACTTCGGGTTTACTGTTTCTCATCGAAATTGACAATACGGCTAATGCTTCGACGTCAGCATATGTGCGCATCAAAGATGCTCAATCTGCGGGAGCAGAAGGAACTTTGGTTCCAACGTTTATGTTTTACGCCGGTCCTGCCTCTAAGGCGTCATATGTTTTACCTGAAGGTCAACTGTATTCCACGGGACTAACGATGTGGTGTACTACAAGTAACGCTCCGGCTGACACAACCTCTCCACAGTCAGCCGTGATAGTGAAACTTATCGCAACATAGGACATAGGATGTTTAAGATGGAACCTGTTTCGTGGACGGTTATTGCTGTTGTAGCTTCTCTTGGTGTAGGTTTTGGTGCGGGTTGGGGTCTCAAGCCTGATGCGAGTGTCAAGGCTATCGAGGCGCAAACAGAGGCCATTGAGCAACTTAATAATGGTAATCAGGCTCTGGTTGACAAGGTGCAAAAGGTTGCATTGACGGAGGCTGAAAAAGAGGCGTCCATTGCCGACAAGCTGACTGATATTCCGCCGCCGTGTATCAAAGAAATCGGTGGTGACCCTATGTCGATGCAATGCATGTGGGCATTATGCATCCGAACAGGTGAAACAGATCGGCAACGATGTGAGCCAGCCAAGTTGACGGATCAACTGCTCAGTACTTATAGTTGTTCTGATACCCCTGACTAGCGGAGTCGTCATGGACCTTAAAGACTTTGTTGTACCCGCAGTAACAGTTATTTTTGCTGCCGGTGTTTCTTTTGCATCGTTCGAATCATCTGCGCAGGAGGTAGAAGATATCGACGAGCGTCTCACCGTTCTCGAGTCTAACTTGGGCAAGCAAGAGGTGGTTGATGTCAAGATCGAGGGTATTGAAAAACGCCTTGATAAGATGGAAGATATTGTTCAGAAAATGCTGGATATTCAACAGAAACAGGCCGTTAATATCGCGCAAATCTGCCAAGCAACAAACGCAAACTGCAGTAGTGGTAACTAATATGAGACCAGAAATTTTGGACCACTCCGCCTCTCTCGGGCACACAGTATTCGAGAGCGGGAAGTACAACCTGAATATTATTGGCATCCGGAATGCTGATCATCAAGCAAACCGATTCGATGACACGATTCATTGCGTGTACAGGGACGACAGTGGTGATTGGATTCAGAAGTCATGGCCTTGTACAACGGAACCCGGAAAGTATTGGCTTGAGAATCCCACCAATGTCAACGGAACCGCAGTATTGGTACCCGGACAGTATCGAAGCGTGTGGAAGATTGATAAGCATCAAGGCAAGTATTATGCACTGTGTCAGCGAAATGGAACCGTGAAGGTGTATCGTGACGACAACCGAGATGAAATTATCGACTGTGACCCTGATTCGATTACTGAAGGGTTTTATGGCATCAACATTCACAAGGCCGGTACTCAATCGACTCAGATCGATCGATGGTCTGCAGGATGCCAAGTGTTCGCGAACGAATCAGATTTCGACGAGTTCATGGTTATTTGTGGCAAAGCTCGTGAGAACTGGGGCAATGCCTTTTCATACACCCTGATTCTCGAACATGAGAAAGGTTCGGACTGATGGAAGCGTTGGTCGACTCACTATTAGCAGACGGCCATCTTGGAGTATTTGCTGCGTTCCTGCTGTATCAATTTGTAATGATGCAGCGCCGTTTGGATAAACTCGTAGGCGGATTCCAAGAGCAAGTGGAGCAGATGAGGTCGGAGTATGATGAGCGATCAGAAAAGATGCGTGACAGATACGACAACGTCATAAAAGAATACCGTGACCGAGAAGATACGCAGTCGAAAGATTTTTTGATTACACGTACTAAAGTTCACAATGATATTGTTGCTAAGCTCGACAGAATACTGGATCGAGACAAGTAGGTCTTAGTGATGCTGTCACACCTCTGGAATGTCGTGATAAAAAAGATCGGCAGCCCGGTCTAGTAATTTTTCTGTCGCTTCGATTTCATCCTCAGATATGCCTGCTGCAAGCATTACGTTTCCGGAGTATAGACCGTACCCGCCCTCAATCTTGAGTATCGATAGATCCTCAAAACCAAGATCAGTAAGGGCAACCAGTAGTTGCTCTATGTTTTCAGACACAACCATAAGAGTGTCTATTAGTTCTGCAGTATTCATACTTTGAAGCATATCACCTTCTCGTCCACCGTCCCGGACCACTTCTGGCATCGATACGGGCACGTTCACCTAAATCAACAAGATGAGCCACCCAACTTTCATACCGAACAGGTTCGTTCTCACCTTTTTTGGGTGACGAAGAAAATGCTTCAGCCAAACCTTTGACGTGCCTCATAGTAGGGAGTCTCGAACCTGACTCGATACGGCTGACTTCCGACTGACTCAATCCTGCAGATCTAGCAAGATCGGCAAGGGTCCATTGTCTAGACACTCTCGATTGACGCATAAATCTCGAAAAGGCACTATCAGGCATATCAACTCCAGATGAACCACTACGGTAGCCCATGTGTACTCATACGTCAACTTTAGGTCTTGACACCCTGTCACGCCTGCCATAAGCTCGTCTCATGATTCAACAGCCTCACATCAGCTACATGATACCCAACCCCCATAATCCAGATTTTTTGGAGCGAATCGAATCTTTGGTTCCGGGGTCACTTGTTTACGGTCGAGCATCAGGTGCTTACCGGCGAAGCAGACTTAAAAACTGTGACTCAGACATAAAAAACAACTTGTCCGTCTGTGAGATTTACGCACCTATACATTGTGCTTGGCTTGTAGAAAGAATTTTATGTCACAACAAGTTGAGTTTCTCCTCGATAGCCACGTCCTATTCAGACAGGTCTATCAAGGCGTGGTCAGACGAACCGATCAGAAGAGACTCTCTGGAGCGTCAAGGTAGATCTAGTTGTCAGAGATCTGTTGTTCGGGGCGAACTTCGTCGAGACGTTTTAGACATTGCAACGCCATATCAGTTCATGGGTGTTGAGTGGTGTAGAACAAGACCTTGGGCGATGAATGTTTGGTCTTGTGGGTCGGGTAAAACACTGGGGGCGATTATGTCGGCTCTCTGTAGGAGCGAGTCAAAGGAATCTGTTCTCGTCGTGTGTCCTGCGAAAGCGCGTCATGTTTGGTGGAGTCAGGTACAGGAGTATACGCACATCAAGCCATTCAGGGTGAAGCCTTCATCAGAGAAAAGAAAGTCAGATCAATCATTCGACGATTACATGAGAGAGTGCAACATATTGAACGCGTACAACAAAGTGCCGTTCGTCATTGTGGGCGCTGAGTCTCTGCCCGACAACATGGATTTGATTCGTGAATTAGATCCCAAGATTTTGATTTTGGATGAAATACATACTCACGGTAGTCGAAAGAGATGGACGGCAATCCATGAAGCCGATGGTTCTGTGTCCTTCAAACGAAAGAAGACTGCGGCAAGTAACAGGGCAAACTCAAAAGTAGACAGGGAGAATCGAGCAGTAGCTGCGATGGACCTGAGTCGTATGAAAAGTTTGAATCTTCGTATAGGTCTGACTGCTACACCATTGGATGACGGTCGTCCGAGAAGATTGTGGTCGCAGCTTGATCTGTTGTCGCCGGGTGGCTTTTCTCACAGCTACTCTAATTTTGCGCATCGATACTGTTCTGCGAGGCCGGGTCAGTTTGGTGGTTTAGACGATACCGGCAGTAGCAACATTGAAGAGTTGAAAGCTCGATGTTCATTTTTTGTCCATGAAGTGCCGTACTCGGAGTCTCATGCATCACTACCTGATACTCGAGTTCAGGTAATGTATTTAAGTTCTTCGGAACTCAATCGTGCCGAAAGGTGGAGTGAAGATCAAACGTTCGGTCAAGCGACAAAAAGTTTTGTACGAGAAGCAAAAACAAATCCTCTAGCCCGTGAGCGGGTTGTAGAGGCCCGTCTTTCAGAAGCGTGCAGTCGGAAACGTAAGTACGTGGTGGGTGAAGCCATCGAAGGTCTGAAGGGAGGGGGTAAGGTCGTCATTTTTACCGCTCGGAGGCGCGAGACAGAGCTTTGGGAGTATGATCTGCGTCGTGCCTTGAAGAAGGGTGATGAGGCCTTAGGCGAGGTCCCAGTTTGGATGGCACACGGGGGTGTGTCTGAGACTGAGAGAGATCAGATGATCGATGCCTTTAGGGAAGCCGACGGTCCATGTTGTCTAATCGCAACTGGTCAAAGTGTCGGTACAGGTGTCGACGGCATGCAGACTGCGGATCTCGCCATTTTTGCGATGCTGCCTTGGAAGCCGGGAGATTTTGTACAATGGAAGGGTCGGTTTGATCGACTCGGCGGAAGCCCAACTCTACTCAAGGTGGTTGTCGCGCAAGGAACCTATGACGAACGAGTCGTAGAGATACTTGTTGAAAAGTTTGGTCCTATCGAATCGTTTTTGAAAGCCGATGAACTCGATGGTCTGGGACAAAAGCTTCTTGGGATGGACAACGAAGATGCACTTGTAAGCAGCATCATCAGCAAACTGGAGGTTGTGTAATGGACTTGAACGATGAACGATTGCATCGAAGGCGGGTACCGTGGAAAGCTTTGACGAAAGAGGGGTACGAGCCGAGAAAGGTGATGATTGCAGCCCAAAAACTGGGAATGTGGAAGCTTGCGACAAGCGCTAAACAAAGAATCGACAATGAGAAACGAGTCGTCAATAAATGAATAAGATACTCATCGACGCTGGGAGAAGTAGTCGAGGGTGGTCACGGATAGGATCATTCTTCCGTTGCCCCCAGCTTTTCGCCTATCAGAACAGACTGAATATGAGCTTGATTCCTGCGAGCGCATTGACGCGTGGGAGTATGGGTCATGTGATCCAAGCGCATCAGCATGCAATCTGGGGCGCTCGAACTTCATCTGGTGTTTGGGTGGACGAAACATGGTACGACGACCCCACTGTTTTTCTTGATCCTGAAGATGCCGTACAGCTTTGGTGCGATACTAATGGTGGCCATGAGCACCTTGAACGAATGGTCGAAACGTTTCATCAATATATGAGTCAGCACCCTGAGTGTCCCGGCGATGTCATTGCAGTCGAGTACCCTATCACTGCAGTCTTAGGGACAAAGGATAATGAGTGGGGCTTATGGGTCGTTCACAGGGAAGATCAACATTTCGATCGTCGGGTGGCATATGTCAAAGCATTCGACGGCGGTAAAATTATACCCTCTCCCCTGAACTGTCCGGGTCACCCAGATTGTGGATCAGCTATCGTTCTGACTAGACGTCTCGATATGGTGATCAAAGACAGGTCTGGTCGAATATTTATCTGGGATCACAAACATCAGGCAAGAGTCGCTATGAACGGAAGTGTTGATGGTTACGCTGCCGATGGTGGTTTCGCCGCCTTTAGAATTATGGGTAAACAACTTTACGGTAATGACTTCGGAGGCATCGCTCTCAACCTTATTCAAACCCAGCAGCCATGGAAGGTAGCAAGACCTCTTGTTCCTTCGACACCTCATAGAGATAAGCATTTTGCCGACATGCTATGGAGAGCAGAGCATCAACTGGCGAGGCTCGATTTGGAGCTACCCGAGTTCTGGAACTGGCCAAAAGTGCAGCACGAGACTGCATGCGTCGGTAGATACGGTGCATGTGCCGGAATCAAAATGTGTTTCCACGGCGAAGCGGCCACAATCTGACCGAAAGCAATGGTCGAGACTTGATACTATTCAAATCCCAAAGCAACCAACATTGGAGAAAACATGACCAGCGAAGAACTGCCTACCGTAATGATTACGGTTTACGGCAAACCAAAACAAAAGAAAACCAGTGACGCATTAGCTGCGTTTCCTACCGCTCTTTTCTGCGGGGTTCCATCAGCAATTACACTCGTTGCACAGAATGAGTTGGGATTTACGCCTACTGTTCATCCAGATTCGCCCAAGAATCTGACCGAGCTTGTGGGCATGCTGAAGATGATGGCTTTGGATGGATCAGCAAAGCCTTATGGTGCTGTCGTTGTGGATGATCTCAGTCATCTTTGTCAGAGGTCTATGCTCGAATGGATGGAAGCCGCGCCGACAGGTCGTAGCGGTAAGAAGGATAGATTTTTTCCGTACCAACAGTTGAACCAAATGTTGCTTGAGATTGCCCATATTTCAAGGCATTTGGGTGTTCATCTTCTTATGAACTTTCACGAGCGAACTCCCGGCACAAACGCCGAGGGTCGCTTTTGTCCGGGTGGTCCCGACGTACCATCGAGAAACCAAATCGAAACTTTGCCCTCATGGTGCGATATCAACGTAAGGGCTATGGTTGATCCAAACTACCCAGATCCGTGGTTCCCAAGTATTTACTACTGCGACCCGACAGACCCCGATTGGGTGACTGGAGACAGAACTGGAGTATGCACCAAGAAGACTCCCGGTAACATTCGAGAAATTTTGCGGGCAAGCGAGAGCAACTATCACCTTGCGCGGTTGCCGGGTCTTGAATGGCAGGATGAGGTTGCTCAATCCGTGGCAGACGATATGGTAGGTGGTGCCGCAGTTCAGGATGCAATCAAATCTGCGGTGTCAGGTCGGACTGACAACCCTCTACACCTCAGATGGGCGTGCCAAGATGGCATCGCTCGCGGTGTCTTGTTGCAGCAGGCGAAAACGTCACTGTTTGATTTTGAGATGAAAGAAACCAACACAGCAAACTCTCCATCTTTGCCGCCCCCACCACCTAACAAATAGTTTCAACCCCCCGGTCATAAGACCACAACCCAAAAAAGGAGCCATTCATGGGCATCAAAATTTCTGGTAACGCATTTCAAGGTATTAGTTCGTTGGGATCTGCCGTCCCTAACGCGGGCTTTTATCCTGTCTCAATCGTACGTATTGAGACTGGAGCAAACGACAAACCCGGAACTCGGAGGTTTCACGTCCAGTTCGATAATGGGTTCAAGATGTTTACGTTTGTGAGCCTGCCATACGACAACAGCGGCAACCTACTGCCGGGCCTCAGTGACAAGCAGGTACGTGGTCGCATGGCCGCTCTTCGAACTATTCTCGAGTCTCTTGGTTACACAAAAGAAAATATCGAGACTGCAGATGAGATCAATGATGCATGGTTCTTGGGAACTATGAACAATGGTCGAGTAGCATACGTTGAGTTCGAGCCGGGTCAGAAAGGAGTTGCAGGGTCATACAACGAGATCAAACGATTCCTTACTAAAGAACAATTCGAAGCTTTGAGTGAAGTAAGCAACGAAAAACCTGTAGAGACCGTGGCTCAGAAACCAGCCGCGCCCGAACCCACAACTAATGGTGCCCCAGTACCTCCGTCTGGAGTGTCTTTGCCGCCGCCTGTTAGTGCTGCCCAGAACATCGTGGGCTGATTAGTGGCATCCTTCAACCCCAAAGAATGTGGCGCGCGATGTGACGTCTGTCCGTTGGGGCCAGAAGGACCACTTCATAAAGATGAGTGGCGGCCTGTGGGTGGTGAGTTCCATCGACAGGCTGCCATCATCGCTGTAGCTGAATCCCCCGGAGCAGATGAGGTTCAGCACGGCAGACCTTTAGTTGGTCGAGCAGGTACAGAATGGGCGAACGCTCTGGTGCAGGCTGGCAAAGGTAGAGTGGACGTCGACTTGGATCACGTCATCTCATGCAAGCCGCCGGGACAAGACTCTGGGTCGTGGCGTCGTATGGAAAAGGCACTCGACAGACTCAACAGAAGACGACTGAAGAATGGTGATGATCCTCTGCCTCACCCAGTCGAATGTTGTCGGCCTCGCCTTATGAGTGTGGTCGAGAAGTATGAAAACATTATTACCTTAGGTAAAACTGCAACGTCAGTATTGACGGGTCAATCAAGCAGCATCCAAAGTTTGCGAGGTGGCCCGATGCAGATTGACGACGACTTTGATTGGGTGTCCGATCGTGGGACGAGAAAAATTATGCCCATGCTGCACCCGTCTTTTATTTTAAGGTCACCGAGTTGGAGGCATGTATTGCACTCTGACGTGGCCAAAGCATTTAGGTGGTTCGACAATTGTTTGCGCTGGACATCGCCAGATAGTCTGATCAACCCATCGCCTGATGAACTTGCCGACTGGTTGTCCCAAAGCGCGCCGTTCTGGGCTTACGACGTTGAGACAGACGGGATCGAACCCTTAGAGTGCAATCTTCGGACAATTGCGATTGCTATTCCTGACATGGATGAAACGGGTAAAGCTGCTCGTTCAAACGTGTATCAAAATGCGAAGGCTGTAGGTGTCGGTCTGCTGTCGGTAGATGGTCGCACACGAATCTACAATCCTGAAGATGAGAGAAAGATTCTGGATCTTCTCCGTCAGGCATTTACAGACGGACGAGTATGGGTTGGTCACAACGCAGGATACTACGACAGGATGGTGGTCGAGACTCGACTCGGAGTCACACCCTACCCGCTTGTGGACACTCTTTTTCATGCGCGTTTTAGGGCTCCAGATCTGCCGAAAGGGTTGAAGACAATTGGTTCAATACTGACCGATGTCGAGCGTTGGGAAACAACAGAAAAGGGAACCCACATATCGACCGGTAGTCAGGATGACGATGAGCTACTGCGATACAACATCGTTGATTCTACAGTCAACGCACGGATCGTTGTGCCCCTGATGGACGCTTCTGCTGCTGCTGGAGCATTCGAAAGCATTTCACCAGACATCAAACCTTCTGGTTGGTCAATCACTCGACCGTGGAATCTAAATGAAATCGACCATGCCACACAAGAGATGTGTGTTGGAATGCACAAATCGGGTGTTTGGGTCGATCAAAAGCTTCGTTCATTGTTGGAAGCGGAGTATGATGTATCAGTTCGAAAACGCTACAAGAACCTGCAGTCACTGGCTCAGTGCGTTGGGTTGTCTAAGTTGGACTCAGACTCGGTGAACGAGTTGAACCCCGGTAGCGCCGATCAAATTCGTAATCTGCTCTATGAGCGTTGGGGCTTGGGTATACCTGCATCAATGGATGCGCGGGAGTTCTACACTGAGACGGGCGCTCCGGGTACTGGTGACGCGGTGCTGAGGGCGCATCTTGCCTCAGGTCGATTGACGGAAGATCAAGAATCATTTGTTCGTGAGTTGAGACTGTATCGGAGGGAGAAAAACAAAATCTTGGGAACCGTTTTGATTCCACTGCGCAGACGCGATCAAGACTCTAAAAAAGGATTGGTCCATGAAGATGGTCGTGTCCGATCAACATGGAATGCTCACGTAACAAGTGTGGGCCGACTGAGTAGTAGCGGACCAAACTTACAGAATATCGGTAACCGAAAAGGTCAGGGAAGACTGAAAAAGATTTTTGCCGCTCCTCCCGGACGAATCCTTGTTGGAGCCGATCTCGATCAAGCGCACCTTAGAATCACTGCTTGCTATTGGCAGATACCCCGTTTGCTCGAATGCTTTGCGACTGGCAAGGATCCCCACAATCTTCTTGCTTACGACGTTTTCGGTAAAGACTTCAAGAATGCAAGCGGATGGGGTCCGGATGGTTTCAGCTTGAACCGCAAGCCTACAGGCGGTGAAGCAAAAGCTATGCGCGATGTAATGAAGACCTTTCGGTACGCGTCAATCTATTGGGCAGACCCTACGACTGTATGGCAGGTACTGACTAGCACAGAGACAGATGATGGTCGTATGCCATACCTGAAGTTCGAGACGAGGGAAGTAAGGCATTTCCACAACAAGTGGCTCGAGGCAGAGCCTGAGTGGGAGGTGGCGTGGAAGAACATGCTGCAGCTTTATGAGAAGCAGGGCCATATGTTTGAGCCGGTGTTCGGTCGCAGGTCAGGGCCACTGTCAGACGGTAAAAAGAATGAGGTCGTAAACTTCCCAATCCTCGCGGCAGAATCGTCGATTATGAGAATCGCAGAACAAGAGGTAATCTCGGCGTTCCCGTTTGACTACGCGGGTCGTGGTACTGGAATGATCCATCAGTGCCATGATTCTATAGCAGTTGAGATTGAACTGCCATCGGGGCTACCTCAAGACTGGCAGCCGGTATCCGGTGAACCGTTGCCACCACAAATAGAGCATGCACGAAAAACTATCGAATCATGCATGACAGTTTCTCTTCCGGGATGGGAAGTCCCAATGACTGCTGAGGCCGATGTCGGTCGCAGCCTTAAAGATGTTTGAGGTTTGTATGAAATCGCAATGGTTCCTAGCTCACAGTAAAAAAGATGAACCCGAAGAAATTGAACTCTGGTGCAAAGAGATCGGTGAGAATCTTACAGGGGATGGATGGGAGGCGTTTGTCATCTCTGGTCGCGATGACTACGCCAATCGATCTGCTGCAATGGGTGGGTGGAAAGCTTGGTGCCGCGACGTGCCCTCCGGTACAGATTATGCCGGTCATCCCATGTACCACGGTGTCATCGTTCCCGCAGATTCATTGATAGAGGAACCGACTGTTGGAAAGGCAACCGCACAAATCATTGAGGGTTTTCTTAGAGAAGGCAAGCATGCATATACGTGGTGCCCCGATTCCAAAAAGTTCAAGCAAATACAATCTGTCGAGACACTCCCAAATGATGACTGGGTGGCTTGGGCAAAACTAACGTTCGAGTCTTGACAGTGCGGTACATTCGTGTGAAGTTTTTTTACCCAAAGCAACTAATGGAGAAACCATGAGACCTTATGTCAAACACGTTTACAGTAATCTTAAATCACCCTTAGCTGATGGGGAAGCATGGGAGGTTGAATTGAGTCAGAGAACATTGTTTGTTGGCTCAAATACCAGCCATAAAAGCAGTGTTATTCAGTCCATCGAGTTGGCTTTGGCCGGTTCAGCAGACGATATTTTTGGTCGAAGTGCGGTGTCTGATGCTGCGCTGTTGTTGACCTTAGCTCCCAAAGATGAGCTTGGAATTACGGCGACGTTGTCCAACTCGAAAACAGCATCCTTCAATGTCAGAAGGGAGGGAACAAAGGTTAAACGACCAACACATGATGGTCCCGGTGCGGGATCGCTTGTCCATCGGTCTGTAGCTGCGGCTCTTTCGGGTTCTCCTGCATCTGCCCGTAAAGCGTTTCTTGGGTGGTCAGGTGGCAACGTCGATCTGAATCGTGTGCTTCAATACCTTCCTGAAAGCATGCACTCAAAGTATAAGGACATTGCACAGTTCAAGGGCAGGGGTAAGACTGCGGTCGAGACTTTGATTGACGTTGCTGCGTATGCAGGACAGAAGCAGCGTGAGGCAGCAAAGGAGGCCAAAGGCGCAGAGATTCTTCTCAACGGAATCAACAATGAGCTTGATGCCCGCCCTGATGATGATGACATGGTGCGCATGAGGTCAGCGGTAGCTCAGGCAAAGATGATTCTAGATCGGTCGGTCAGGGCTGGTAAGCAAGGCATGACTCCTGAGGAGAAGAATGAAAAGATAGACAGCATCAAATCGATGATAGAATTTTTGGAGAGTAAAAGATTGAACTCTGTTCATGAACGAGATCAACTTCAAAAGGTTTTGCCATCAAAAGGTGAGAACGTTGATCACGCAATCGCAATCGTAGATGTAGCAGTCAAGCATAGCCTTGATGCCTGCCCCGTTTGTAGCAGTGAAGTTGGTTTGGACCACTTGAAGAACTGCCAGTCATTCTATCAACAACAAGCAGATGAATGGGATCGGAAATCGAAAAGCACGATGGAGTCAATCAAGACCTTCGAAAAGAATATCGGCACCTACGAGGCTGAAATTGCTATTCAAAAAGAGAAACTCGAAGAGCTTGAATCGGTGAAACCAAAGCAGAAAGATCCGAACGTCATTCCAGTTGTTGATGCCACGGCAAGACTGGAGGCGGCGATGGATGCCATGACCAAGATGGATCACGCTGTTGCACAATGGGACAGCTTTCAAAGGGCAAGAGGTAAGGTGACCCGCATGAAGGAAGATGTGGAGACCTATAAGTCGATGAAGAAAGAATGTGAGTCAGCGATTGGAATGTTGTTGAATGATCAGACAAAGACTTTTTCAAACAAGGTACAAAAGTATCTGCCCGAAGATTGGAGGTTTAACATTGAGCTTATTGACGGTGATCGGGAAGTCTTTCGTATGGGGATTATGAGGGGCGACAAGCTACACGCCGCACTGTCCGGGGCTGAGTGGACCTCTGTTGTCACTGCTATATCGATGGCTGTTGTCGAAGGTCTGGGACAGGATGAGCCTGCCGTGTTGATTCCTGAAGATAGAGCGTGGGATGGAAAGACACTCGCTTCTGTGATGCGTGGGTTTAGTAACTTCGATGGTCAAGTTGTTATGGCAAGCACTACACGTCCTGTTGGAAAGACACCCAAGGGCTGGACGATTGTTGAAATGGATAAGCTGATTGAGTCTTGGACAACGTCCGAAGTTGACGAGGAGGAGGCCCCAGTTGAGGAGGTGCCAACCGTTAGCAAGACAAGTATCAATCATGCCAGTGGTGGCTTCAGGGTTACAACTAGAACCGCGATTATGCTTGAAACATTGGGTTATCAAACAGATGTTATTCAATCAATGTCTCGCGACACTGTGGCAGAGCTTATCAGACAGCAGATTCCGCCAGAGAATGTTTGTGTGACTGAGGATGGTGGTTTCTACATTCGCAGGGGCGGTAACGTTTTGCCTATGCCACCCGCACCGAAAGTATCGCCGACGTGAACTGTGAGCATTGTGGAGAAAAAACGAAGGTAGTTGATTCTCGTAACGGTGATTCAACTGCCTCGTTTCGAGGGCAAGGACTCATCCGTGAGCATGTGTCTTGGTACACAAGCGATTGGGTATGTCGTCAACGCAAGTGTTTGAGTTGCGGCCGTGTTTCGGTCACTGTTGAGATTTCAATCACTGACCTTAACAACGGCTGGCAACGAAAGACTTAGTGTTCTTCGACTGAGTATTTATTGATTGTACGGAAACTGAAGGATTTATTGGTTCCTTCAATTGTGATTAGCCGTGGAATCATACGGCTTCCGTACCCACCCTTTGGAGCTTCTGTGACCTGCTTGAGAGCCGCATTAAACGATGCGTCACCAACAAAATTGAGTCGAACCTCACCTGCGTTTGTAATCAAATGTAAGGTTCGATGTTTTGGTGGAGGCGGTGGAGGGGCTTCAGCCTTGGGCTTTGGCGCAGCCTTTGGTGCCGATTTCTTTGCGGCAGTTTTCTTTGGTGCAGTTTTTTTCGGGGCTGCCTTTTTCTTGGGTGCAGCCTTTGCCTTCGCTGGTTTTTTTGTCGGGGCCATGATCTCTCCGTTATCGGGTGAGCTTAGTATAACAGGATGTTGTGTCTTGGTGTTTGACACGATGCTTGGTGGCCCGATAGAGTTGTCTCGTCTGGTACTCATTCTTCCCATGAATGGTCCGGCTTTGGGTGGCATCGTCTGAGTCCTTCTCTCAGGCGGTGCTTTCTCGTCTTGATGTTTCGTAGATTTTCTGATTTAAAAGGTGGTGATCATGGAAAGTGATGGCTCAGCGACGGTAGATGAACCTCGCAGTGCAGCAAATGCTGAGCCCAGTGAAGAAACTAACAACGGTCACAGAGACATTTTGTCTCGATTGTTAGCGTCCCTTCAAGCTGGTGGTCGTGAAGAACAACGTGCGGCGTGGGCTGCAATACAAGATCCCGATGTGATGGCGGCTCTTGCCGATGGATGGCGAGCAAATGAAGCAGAGGTCAGTGCTGCGTTCTCAGTGATTGAAACTGTTCCGGGACAGGTGCAGAGAACACGCAACATGAGGTCGGCAGTTAGACGGTTGGCTGAAGAGCGTAGTCGTCGAGATGCAGATCGATTGATTGATCAGCTTGAAGAACAACTTGGTCAACCCCAAACGCTCGCGTCACTTTTGGGTGGTGGTGCGCCACCCCCATCTGTGCTGCCAATACAAACACTTGAGACACTTCACATGCCCCGTGGTTTCGACATGGATGTGTCAGGTGTCTACCGGCTATCAGCCTCGGTCGATGGTACTCTCAACCGCACGAGGATTGCTCCTGCGCCGATTTTTATCGCTGGTCGGACGGTCGATGTGCATTCGGGTGAAGCCAAGCGTCAGGTGATCTGGAGGGGTCCAAGTGGTTGGTGCTCACGGGTGATTGATCGCAGGACCATTCTTGACGCGTCAAAGATTATTCTACTTACAAATCTTGAGGCACCGATTAACTCCAACACAACAGGTCAGATGGTTCAGTACCTCGCTGATTTTGAGGCCGATAACAGTCATCGATTTCCTGTCGTACGTTCTGCTGCTCGTATGGGTTGGCAGCCTGATGGTGGGTTCCTGTTGCCTGATGTGTTTTACGCTGTGAATGATGAGGCAAGCTCTAACTTTGCGCTCACCCCGCCAAGCGGGTTGGAGACACTTTCTTCTGGATGGACCACTGCTGGCACATGGGAAGGGTGGCTTGAAGCTATGGGGCTTGTCTCATCATTCCCCTACATGTACATCGCCATGTACGCTGGGGCAGCGGCTCCACTGCTTTCTGTGTTGCGTATTCCCGGATTCGTCGTTGACTTCAGTGGTGAAACAAGTGGAGGAAAGACAACGGCACTTCGATTTTCCGCGTCGGTTTGGGGAAGACCTGCTGAGTCGTACCCAACTGCAATGTATTCGTGGGATGCGACAAAGGTCTGGATTGAACGGACTAGTGGATTCCTTCACAATCTGCCTTTGATTCTCGATGAGACTAAGCGAGCAAGACACCCAAGGATTGTGCGTGATGTCATTTATGACTTCTGCCAAGGACAAGGTCGTGGTCGTGGGTCCGTCGATGGTACAAGGCATACAGAGTCTTGGCGTTCAGTTCTTATTAGCAGCGGTGAGGGCGCGGCAACATCGTTTTCGCAGGACGCAGGAACGAGAGCGCGAGTGCTCAGCTTGAAAGGTAAGCCGCTTGGCAGTGATGTTGATGTCGGCTCAAGAGTGAGTGAAGAAGCGCAGATTATTTTGGCAACAAACTACGGCCATCTTGGAAGAAGATTGGTGCAATATCTTGTGGCGAATCGTGCCAGCCATGACGACATTCGACAGATCTTTCGGCAGGCCAGAGACAAGTACGCAAGTATTGCACGTACTGCTGTTGCTCGGAGACACGCAGGCCATCTCGCTGTCTTGGAAGTTACTGCCGCGATCGTGCATCTGTTGGGTGTACCTCAACCTGACGTCGATCCTTTTGGGTATCTTATCGAGTCGCAGGAAGCTGCTGCTGCTGACGCAGACAGACCGTTGGTCGCCTTGCAAGACATGTTGTCTTGGTGTGCGACACATCAAACAAGGTTTTGGGGTCGTGCGGACCTCGATAACAATGGGCGTCCACGCGCACCCAATGCCGGTTGGGCTGGCTCTTGGGGCTCAGGCGAAGACTGGGACTTCATCGCAATTTCAACGCTTACCTTCAAAGAGGTGATCAGAAATATCGGACATGACCCAGATGAAATTATCCAACGGTGGGTGGCCCGTGGCTGGCTAAACACAGGATCAGGAAGGCATCGTACCCGAGTAGTAAGGATCGATGGGGCACCTACCCGATGCTACTGTATTGATAAGACAGCAAGTGACTATGCTCTTTAGTCGCAAGTCCAGCATTTGCCTTGATTGCAAACTTTGCGCAGGGCTTTTGCTGTCGCCCAAACTGGTCCGTGTTGGAGTTTACATGATCGGCATTTTACATAAACGATTTGCGTCGAACCTGTTGCTGAGAAGGTGAGGCGGTATGAGTGAAACTTGGACAGTTCCTGTTGTGCGTCTGATGCTGGCTGTTGATTCCAAGATAAAGACATTGGTCCTCCTGTTACTAACGTACCACACTGGTACGTGATGCGCTACTGTTTCGCGGTTGGGTTGTGACACACAAATGAATCAGGTAGAGTGAGACCATGCCAGACGACAATCCAGTTCAGATGCCCAGTGCGCCAAACATTGAAGAGGCACCTGCAAGCCAATCATTACATATGGTTCCAACATCAGTTGTCCCTGCAGGAGAGCAGGAGGTAGCGGCGATGTTGGCAGAGCAGGCAAGATTTAATGACGAGCCCGAAATGAAAGCTGTCGCGGGTCAGTTGTTGGCGGCCGGTCACACGGTGAGGTCAACGTCGAGGAGACTTGGAATACGAGCATCGACAGTTTGGTCTTGGTCGAAGGAGCCGAACATTGCAGAGGCAATGGCGGCAGGTGTAGAGAGGCGTAAGTCTGCGCTCGGACAGGGACTTGAAGAGGCTGCGCATCAGGCGCTCGGTGCATTGCTCGAGGTTGCTAATGATGTGGGCGCTCAGCCAAAGGACAGAGTTAAGGCGTCGGAGGCGATCCTCGACAGGTGTGGGATCACGCCAGACGTGAATGTTGCCAGTACTCAGGTTGGAGTCACCGTTGATGTTGACTTCGACGAGAGGTTGGCGCGCATTGTAGCCGGAGCAAAAACTGAAACGTGATTCGTGTTATGCGGTATGCTGATGCTGTTGGAGGCAACAATGCACGGACCAAAGATTATGATCATCGCGAAGAAAGAAATGATGGGTGATGAGATGCCCGATTTCGACGGTGATTCGTTTGATGATGCGCGAAAGAAGATGATGAAGGAAAAGCCAACGGAAGGTAAATATCCCGAGGATCCTCATGATGCGATGAAGGCGATGGCAGAGGAATTGTACAAAGCCTCGAAGATGCATGCCGGGCAAGCTGACAAGTTGATGGAGTTGTGCGAACAGATGTATGGCAAAAAGCAAGAGGCATTCGTAGCGTCGGGTCACAATCCGCATGGTAAGAAGTCAAAGATGTATTGATGGCAATCAAAAAATGCCAGTGCTCTGGTTGTTGGTTGCTGTTTGGTTGTGGGCGTTGATTGGATTGGCAGTCATAAAAAAACCCCCAACCGGCGAAAGTGCAGAACCGGAAGGGGGTCAGCGGGTGTTACCCCGCGATGTTTCGGACTGACCAGTGGTCGTCCTTGTTTTATGCCGTCATCTGGTGGTCGTCAACTTTGTCCAAATGGTTGGCCGTGAATTTGACCGACTAAATGGTGGGCGGCCTCGTGCCAACTGTCGTCGCATGTGTTCCAATGTTCGGTCAGTTGTTTTTTGATGAAGTCTACGATTGCTGATTTGTGGCCTCGGGCGTCGGGGCGCAACTCACTTACAAGGATGTTTGCAACTTGCTCGCGGTTTCCTTTGGTGTTGGCAGCCATCACTCACCTCCTTCGGTGGCTTCGCTTTGGCAGTAGGCGCAGGTAAAATACTCAGGCCCAACTTTGTTGAGGTTCTCGGTTAAGTCACGGTCACCGTCCACGGTTACGTTGATATTGAACATCGCACTGTCATCCTTGTGAGATTCGCACTCAGGGTTGCTACACTTGAGCATCACTTACCTCCTGAACATGCTGGACATTCAGGTAGAATATCTGCAGCATCGACGACACTGTAAACGGACTCGCCTCTTTCGATTCTGTCCAACTGCTCTTGAGTGACGCTAACCTCCACAGGCTTTTGCAACGTCCATGTTTTTCCATCATCCAATACGTATATGTACGTCATGATTCACCTCCATCATTGTCGAATCCGATGACGGCACAATCTTCTTCGAATGCGTCGGGGTCTGTTTTGTATCGTTCAAGTGTTTGGCCTATAAAATACTCCTGCAAGTCAGTGAGACTCAGAGAATCCCAAACTGCTTCGGCTAACTTCCAACGGTTGGCTTCATTGTTTTTCATTACTCAATCCAGTTTCTTAGTGCATTAGGAAGATTATGTACTGTTGTTTTTCTTGGTGATTGCTGCACAGTCCGCAAGAGTTGCAGTCGATGCCGCGTTGAGTTTGTGCGGGACAGACAACACCAAGTTTGCCCGATGGTGTTTTGAATTTCTCACCGTTCCAAACTGGTAGATGTTTGAGCGAAGTCCGTTTGCTGTCGGGAGTCCGGAACGGCACTGTCTGAGCGACGTGCCAGCCATCGGATAGGAGTTTGTCAGATTGTTCGAAAGTTTCTGTGCTGGCCATGGAGAGGCCCTTGAGGTGGGAACCTTTCGACTCTGCGAAGTGAGTGTAGATTAGCAATCCCTTGAAGCCTGCCTCTTTGAACTTGTTGGTCCAGTGTTGGACGACTGATCGGCTGAATATAGATGGATCACCACCAACCGCTGCCCGTGCGTATTTTGCTGAACGTCTGGATTTGTTGATTGCACGGTCAATGCTGTAGCGTGAGGGGTCAGTTTTGTTGCGGCGTTGCATACCTGAATGTGCAGCGACTGGCATGCCGCGCCAGTAGTAACAACCGTTGTGACGCATTGGGCAGCCACTGCATGACTTCTCAGTTTCCTGTCTGGTGGCACCGACGTATCCCTGTGGTATTGGTCCAGTCTTTGTGTTCGTGCTGTCGGGCACCCATAGCATGGTTGCGTTTTTGCCGTCTGGCTGGATCTTGTTCATGGGGTCTGCTCATTAGAAAAATGTGTGCTGTGTCGCGTTTTGGTTCGAACGGTGGGGTTCGGTAGTGATGGGCGGTGTCCAGTTTCGTAAGGGTGGGTCATGATTTGATTCGGGTTAGTCGTCTGTCCTTGGCGGTGGAGGCCTGAGTATCTTGGACCATTTTGGTGGAGTGTCTCGTGGTCTGGTGGTTCGGACCTGTGGGTCATTGTCCATTGCTTGTTGCAGGCGTGAACGTATGGACACTGGAGCTTGGTTTACATCGCCGTTGATACTGTATGGGTCATGCGGGTCTGCAATCGCGGCTTCTTGGATCAGCATTTTGACCACGCTTAGAAGTCCGTCGAGTCGGAGTTGTTCTTCTTCACGTGAGTCGTGAACTTCTTGAAGTGTGGTTTCTTTGCAGTCGTAGGAATGTTCTGCTATTGCGAGTTCTGTGCAGACAACTGCCCGTCTGTACGCTTCGATTTGGTCCATGAGCATGTGGTACATCAGTCAACCTTTGAGATGATGCGAAGGCCGGATGTGTTCTCCGGTTGCGCTGTTGATTGTGGGTCGTAGTCTTCGATGATGAGATCGCCTTGAAAGACGGTGTTGCCTTGGCGGTTGATTGTCGCGTATGGTTGGATTGTGTTCATGCGTTCGCTGGTCCTGTTGGGCCATACGTCCTGATAGTTGCCGCTGCGGATTTGATCGAGGTTGTACAGCAAGTAGTCGAATACGGGTTCGCTGCAGTTGTCGATGAGGTATCGAAGAATGTGCTTCTGGCCGGAAGTCTGACGCCGCATTTGGGTGCCGTCAGGGTCCTTGGATAGTGTGCCGAGTAAACTGATAGTCAGGTCGACTGGGTAAACGCCAGCAGGTAGTTCGTTTTTGAACTGAGATGCGTTTCGGTTTTGGTTGAACTTGGCAAGGATTGCTTTTTGTAGGTCGTCGATCATGATGTTTTGTCCGGGTAGTGGGTGAAAGCTCGGATGATTGGCTTGTGGGTGTTGGTTGTCGCGCAATACTTGGTCGTGAAAAGTGCGATGTGTGCAGAATGAACAGGTTGTTCTGTTTCTTCGTTGATGAATGTTGTGTGATGGTAGGGGTTGTAGATCACGCGGGTGTTACAGCGTGCTGAATCCTCGTCGGCTACGTGATACATTCGGTGACCTACTGCCATTGCGTGTACGTTTTTCCGTTGTTGGTCTCGTACTCTTTTGTTGCCAGCTTGACTGACTTTGAAGTCGACGCATTCGAGCGCAACATAGGGGGCGTGTTCATACACACGATCGTTGCGTTGAATGCTGTAGCACTTTTTGCGTACGTTCCAATATACTTTTTCTTTTGCCATGGTTGACCTTGGGTGTGAGGAGACACGAAGTGATTCGTACCGTTTCGTAGTGTACTGATCAGCGGTGTGTTGGGTTGTCCAGTAGTGTGATGTAGTGCTTTGGGTTTTGAGGCACCTGTTCGCCGTGCCTCCCTGCGCGAAAAATTATTTGGCTGCTGCTGCTTGGGCGACAGGAGATACCCATTTGCCCTTCGCATTTTTGACTTGAACATCGTACCGGCCGAAGCTGAATTTGCGGCTCGCTCCGATGCCACAATACAAACCTGCATCGACCACAGCTTGAATCAACATGTCACTGTCGAGTTTGGTGTTCTGAATGATGTTGATTGTGAACTCACAAGACCAGTCAGGGATGACAGTGCGTGTGATTGGTAATGATGCACCATTGGTTTTGTTGCGGATGATTGTGTCGTACCTGAATCGAGGGTCAGTCGAGATGCCCTGTGGTGTCTGAGGTCCCTCGTATTTCAGTGGGGTGTCGCCGCCGAAGAAGCAGTACTTGGTGATTGCCGTGCCAAGCCTGTGCAGCTTTGCGCCGTCAATGACGCTGCCACGAATGCATTTTTCGGGAAGGTGCATGCCGATTTCTTCGTTGTAATAGCAGCCAGCCTCAACAAGTTTTTGTGACTGTTGCTCAAGCAGTGCGTTTTTGTCTGCGGTTTTTGACTTCATGGCCTTGTTTAGTGCCGCGAGTTCTTTCGCGTATCGATTGCGTGGGTCTGCTGTTTGGTTGTTGTCAAGCATCAACAGTTTGCCGGAGATGCGGAAGTGTAGTTGTTTCATGATTTGTCCTCATGGTTGGTGGCTTTGGGTGTGCCGTGGTTTGTGAACTCAATGGGTTGGGTTTCTGTCTTCAGTGCGTCACGTCTTGCCTGTGATGCATGTTGGTGAAGCGAGCTTAGACGAACCTGATGGTTCATTTTTGCCCGTCTTTCTGCTCGTGTGAGGTCAGTGTCGCGAGTGTGGTCCAAGATTTTCGCGCCTTTCCGGATTGCTGCAATGATCTGTTTGGAGACATTGTGAGTTGTGTATGTGATGTTCTCGCCGGGCTGCAAAATTACAAAGCCGTAGCCATGTGCTGTTTTTGGGAATCGTCCGGTGTGTACGAGAATGGCTTCGCGCCAGCCTTCTCGGACTGAACAGATTGTCATTGTCCATTTGCGGTATACGGATACAGGGTCTGCATCAGTGGGTGGTGTGAGTCCGCTCCAGTCAATGATGTTTTTATTGGAAACAATTTTGAACTCTGGTCGTTCTGCCATGATTGACAGTGTTTGAGATACGCATTTGTCGATTGCTTCTCTGATGTCTTCTCTCGATGTGGTCATTGGTCGTCCGTTGTGGCGAGGTGTGAATAGTCTCGATTTGCTGCGTACGGTGGTGTTTGGTTCCGTATTGAAATGTGCAGGGTTTTGGGTCGTACGGATGACCCTGCGAACCGGAAGAGTTATTTTGGTTGTTGTTTTTTCGATCTTGTCAGTGTGACCGGACGGTCACAGTCGAAGCAGTAGTTGTTGTCGGATGCGTCCCAGTGTCCGGCATCGTCGAAGACCTTGTTTGTATTGGGGTCAATCCATGCCTTGAGTTGTACGTTAGGGGATAGGCATTCTGCGCATACTATGGGCGGCATGATTACTTTGCCTCGCCAGCTTCGACGTATTCACGGATCTGCAAGTCGAATGATGGGATGTAAGCCTCGGTTACAGATCCGCCTGCGTCAGCAATTGCACGCGTTGCGTGGTCGATGCCAGCATAGTGTGCGAATGCGCCTCGTGGTGCAGTGCGTTGACCGGCTGCAGTCACTGCTTGGTAAGCACTGAACAAATCGTACTGACCATGTTCGTCATGCAGGTCGCCATTGTGGCAAGCGTTCCAGTAACGGAAAGCAGCGGTGAACTCCTGAGGTTTGATCAAGCCACGGCTGAATAGAACACCCATGTATGCACCGAACAAGTCGTTGCGAACTGGTATGTCTTTCCATGTCTGAAGCATTTCGATGCGTTGACGGATTGGCTCGATTGCCTCGGTGCAGATTTCTTGAATCATGCCGTTGAGTGTGTCGAACACGTTGGTGGTTTGTTTGGCCTTGATCATGTATTCGCCGTTGAAGATTCCGTTGGCGCATACCGTTGGAGCAGAACCGATGGCTGCTGCAGGTGCAATGCTTTTGTCGAGACTGGACCGCATTGCGATGGTGATGGCATGCCCGCTGTGACCTGATCCGAAACCAATCATCCCGAACATCTGATTGTTGTTTCGGTTGAGAGCGTACGTTTCGAAGATAGGATCTGCATCGAGCATGTTGCCCATCACATCACGGCAATGGTCAGCTAGCGTTGTGAAGCCAACGGGTTGCCACTGTACGTTGCCGGAGCGTGGATGGAAAGTTGGTTCGGGTGTTGGTACTGTTGCAAGCTGTGTGTAGTCACAACGATAAGCGTCGGGAGCGCCGATAGTCATGATCTGCTGTGACTTGAGTCGCGGTAGAGGTGCTGGCCTGCGTCGTGGTAGGTCAGGGTTGAGTCGCAGAGTTGATAGTGGTGTGGATGTTGTCGGTTGCATCATGTCTCCAGTTGGATGATGGTTGTTGGGTCAGGACACGGAACGTTGATTCGTTCGCATTGACCCGTGGCTGGGTGATATCGGTGACGGAACTGGTGGATCCAGTGGCCATCGATTTTTACGGTGCCCATGTACTCCCAGTGTTCGTGAGAATCGACAGGACCGGGCGGTTTTGTTCTGAACTTGGTGTTGAATACAATTGACCAAGCGCGTTCCCATTCGGGAGTGTCTCGCATCATAGAGTGGATAGCTGGCATGGAGGTATCGTTCCTTTGCGTGGATTACGCGGTAGCTCCTGCAGTAAAGTCTGAAGCAGATTTACTGGTGAAGCGGGAATGATTCCATCGTATACAGCCAACAGCAGGGTAGCTTTGGTCGGTGACATTGGTAGTATACCGACTGCGTCCTCTGTGCCCTTCTTGATTAGAACTTGATTTGGTTTAGTTTGTTGATTGAGCCACTGCACGTATCGAGTGCGGTGGGGTGTGTTTTGTTTTTTGCGGAGAGGTACCGTGAATCGGCGTCTCTCCTTCTCTTCATCGTCTGTCATTGGCGCTCCTTAGAACGGGATCTCGTCGTCTGTTTGATAGGGTCGTTGTGTTGTTGCTCCGTTGGTTGGTGTTTGTCGTTTGGATAGAAACTCTACTTTGTCGCCGATGATCTCGAAGCTTTTGCGCTCGACACCTTCTTTGTCTGTGTACTTGTTGGACCGGATCTTGCCCAGCACTGCGACCTTCGAACCCTTGGCGAGGAACTTGGCGCATGACTTCGCTGTGCCCGCGAACACAACGACACGGTGCCACTCTGTGTGATCGACCCATTGATTGTCGCGTTTGATTGATTCGTTTGTTGCTACGCTGAGGATGCAGATCTGCATGCCGCTTTCTGTTTCGCGGAATTCAGGGTCTTGGCCGAGGTTGCCTGTTAGGAATACATGATTCATGTTGATACCTTGTTGGGTTTGTTGTTTGTATGGAACCTGTTTTTAGCCATGCTGGTTGATAGGTGGTTTTCGAAACAGGCAAAAGGGTTGACCACCTTATAGTTCTTGGCAGTTTGTTTGTTGTGTTTTGAATAGCGGTTTACGTTTGTGATCGACGTGGTCACCAGCTACTGCATCGGACATGGTGAGTGCTGTGTAGAAAGCGAGACGTCGAGCGTTTTGATTGTAGAACTCATCCTCTTCTGTAGATGAATTTGATATGTGGCAGCCGATGTCGAGTTGTCTGTTGATTTCGTCGACGAACTTTTTACGTAACTCGGCAGTGTCGGGTCTGGAGTGGTATCTGTCTCTGACTGTTGCTAGAGCGAGACCGTTGTACTCACAGAGGAGTAGGCAGTACGGACTGAGACCAAGACGTATTGTGTTGTTCATCTTGATGTAAGGTGAACACTCGAAGAGTCCTTTGCCGTGTAGATAGCTTGCGAGTCGTACCAGTTCGAGTGGTGTTGTGCGGTTGAGCCTCGCGCTGTCACGTTTGTCGAATGTGTAGATAATTACAGGGGTCATTGTGTCGCCTGTGGTTGGGGCGTTGGGTTCTGCAACTTGATTTGACATACAGTGCAATCGAGCATGTCAGTCACAAGAATTTCTTTGACGAATACACGACCGGGTCCGAAACGAAGACGATCAAGGTGTGGTCTGACTACTGACAAAGGAACACGCTCCTGCTCGATGTGTTGTCCGCCGTCGATGTCGTACCAGTAGAGATTGAATAGTTCCATTTTTTGCTCCAAGTTTAAGGCATGAAAAGTGTTGCGAATCCAACGAAGTAGATTGCAAGTAGGAAGGTTGATGCAAGGTCCCAGAACATTAGCGCACGTTCGCGTAGGCGGAATGGTAGTCAAGTGACTGTTGCTTTTCGGTCGTTGTGTAGGTACATCCGCTGCCACCTGCTGCGATTCCAGCCTCGTTGCGTGCGATGGTGGACGGCGTTGGGGGTATGGGAGTACCAACCATCTCGCCGTTGATCGATACAATAGCGTGACTGGTTGTTGGTTGTACCTTGATACCTTCTCGAGCGAGTTGTCCTGCACTGTATACGATTAGGTGTAGGTACTTTGCTGTTGCAGGTTGCACGTCACTTGATTGGAAGAACGTGCGTTCGACAGGTTCTTCACCTTCACGACGAGGTTCGTTTGTTGTTTGCAGCAGATGTCTGTTCGTGTCTGTGATCAGAGCCTGACCTGCCAAGCAGTTTGTGAAGTTTTCGATGACGATTGTTTTCACGTATGGCTTCGTTGAATCAGTGAATGTCGCGACAAGTTTGTCGAACGTTGGGTGTGTGATTGTGGCCATGAAATCTTCGGGACTGCCGGAGATGCTTGTGCCGATGAAGTCGGGGTCGAAGTGACGTTTAGCGAAGTCTGTGATTTCAATCCGTGATAGATCGATTGGTCTGGTCAGTGCCATGGTTGGCTCCTGTGTTTGGGTTTTGGGTTGATTGATTTGTCGAACAGCGTTGGCTGTGTAAATGTGCGCCCTGTTGTTATTGCGCACGGAGCCGGACGCCCGCTCGTTGTGCGCTCAACCTTCGGTGGTTTGGTTTGTGGTATCCGAAGGATTGCCAGTTGTTACCCACTGGTGGGGGTTTGTTGTTTGTTGAGATTGTCGAATGATGCGATGAATTGTGTCCACATTGCTGTGAGTTCGCATTCCTGAGCGAAGACATGATCGACCGTTCTGCATCTTGAGTGACAATGGACCTCGAGATGGGTGGAGTTCGAGTTTGTTTCTGTGGTTTCTACGCTGACTCCGATATCGTCGAGGATGTACATTGCGCAGTATGTCGTTGTCGGTGTCCCGTCGGCTCTGTTTTTCGGGAAATGGATGAACATGTTTATGTCGAGTTCGTCGGCAGTCCGCCAGTGTTCGCATGGTTCAACTGGGCAAACGTCGACTTGTACTGAGAACCTTGCCTCAGGTGCTATGTAAGGATCGAACATGTCTTCGTATTTTTCGAGACGCCCTCTGATTTCGTCCTCCAGTAGTGATTCGATCCGCAGTTCGCAGTTGCCTTTCAAGCTTTGGAGTTGAACCTTGCGTTCTGAGACATACGGTTCCATTTTGGCTGCAAGTGTTGCTACCGCCTTGCGTATGGAATCAGGAAGCTCTGCGCTTTGAATGGCTTGGATGTTTTTGTTCATGACTCGGATGTGAGAATCTATGTGGTCTTCGCAATCGTCGAGTATGCTCCTGCTTGGAAAGTTTGAGTTTTTGGACATGATGTTTGCTCCTGATTTTTATGCAGGTTTAAGGGAGTGAAATTCTGAAATCGTCGCACTCGGAAACGAATCGTGAACGTTGTTCTTCTGTGAAGCCGTTGCTTTCGCAATATCCATCGATGATTACTTCTCGCAGGTTGAGGACGAGCTTCATCATTTTCCACGACATGTTACCGATTTCTTCGTTGATGTCGTACGCCAAGTCGATGCAGTGAACTGTGTTGAATCGTTCCAAATTTTTCGCCAAGACCTGCATCTTCCCGATCTTTTGTTGCTGCTGCATTATTGAATGCATTGTTTTGCAGATCCATTCGATGTCGTCTTTGGCGTCGTTGAATGTGATGTCTGTGGCCATTGTTGCTCCTGACACTATGGGTAGTGTTTGATGTTGGTGTAACCACCAAGATGTGGGTGGTTACGCGATTGCTTTGGTACAACCTTGTGAATGGCTGAACGCCCCTGTTACCCACCTGTTTGCACCATGAATATTCTTGTGCGCGCGGTCGTGTGTGAAGCAATATTTGTTTGTTTTGCTTTGATGCACAGTGCTTGCGCGCGAAAGGTACATGTTCTTTTTTGTGGTTACAGTGGTTACACTGCTTGGTAATAGAGTTTGTACCTTTGGTTTGGTGTAACCCATTGTGGGTAACGTTTGGGTTACTGGGTTACACAGGAAACAAAAAGTTGAAATAGAAAAAACACAAAATAAAAATCGCCAGTACTCTGATTGTTTCAACCCGGCCCGGTTGCGCCCTGCCCCTGAGGCCGGGGGTTGGGTGGCTGGGAGTGTCTGTGAGTTCCGGGGTGCGTGCGTTGGCATTACCACTGAGTTGGTTGGTGTCTCCTGTGTGACTGGCTGAACTGCGATGCTTGGTACGGAGACGGTCGTCGTACACATGGAAAAGAAGGTCATGGTAATGACTCCTTTGCGCTACGGGCGGCAGAAAAAAGGCCCCGAGTCGCCGAAGCGACCCGGAGCCAGCGGGCAGGTACGTGGTTACTTGCTTGCGTCAAGGATGCGAGCAGCAAGGTCGTTGGCCACCTCGTGACGTTTCGCCATTTCACGAACCTCACGGTTGTCGCGGCGAGCTTCATCGGCCTCATGTACGTAAGGCGTTTCAACTACCTGCGTTCTCTCGTACCGACCGGTTGCGTGGTTGTGAATCCATTGGTCGGACGGGAGAGCGTCCTCATCGGCAACAAGCTTCTTGACCGGAAAAGGCCCGAACACGCCGTGCTGGGTTGGGTCAGGACACTCGTTCGACTTGAAGGACATCTTCGGGACATCCTCACCAAGGAGGATGGCGTCCTCGATGGCCTTCGCAGCACCATCGCGAGACCCGCGAAAGGCATCGTACGGCTTGCCGGTGCGTTGAGAGACACCAGCAGGGACCATCTTACGGAATGTTGAATAGGTCTCAACATTCGCAAGGAAGGAGAGGATGGCCATCACCTCCTTCGTCGCTGCCTTCAAGGCCTTGGTGTGGTTGCGAAGAACCAACGAGGCAGATGACTTACGACCGTCGGCCTTGGTTGGGGGTGTCATCTTCGCAAGCCAAGCAGCGAGGGCGATGTCCTCATCAACGAACAGGTGGGCGTGGGTCGAGCCATTGAACGCAAGTCCATTGGAACGAAGCTGGGCCAAGGTGCGTCGAGGAGCCTTGTCTTGGCTGAACATCCGCATACCCATAACGAATGGGTAAAGCGTGACGTCCTCGGCATCTTGGTCCTCTCGTGGCACCTGAAAGCCGCAACGCAACTCGGAACCCTTGAGCATCGCCATGACCTTCTCTTCCTGATGGTCGATTTGTCGCCATTCTTGGTCTTCACCGAAGAGGTCGTCGATGCGGGCATCGAGTTTGTTGCAAGCCTCCTTGAACGCCTTAGCAGCAGCTTTGTTCTTCTTCTGGAAGACGCCCATAGCTGCAGAAGTTTCGTTGGACGGACGTTGAATTACAGGTTGACGTGACATGTTAGCACTTCCTTATTGGAAAACGGGACGCTACGCGCCCCAAGGTTTAGACAACGGACAAACTCCGAATTGAATATGAACGATGTCAAAGAACAGACCAGAAGTCGAAATGACCCCAAGGTCAAAAGCCGAACATTCGGCTTGGTTATAAGAAACGAAAACCAGACATTAAAAGCTCCAAGGCTCAACAAACTGTGATGCTCTTTACTTGTAAACATTTGGACCTCCTTTCTCACTGTCGTTGGGAAAGGAGGGCCAAGTTGAGCCGTAAAACACTAGTAGTAGTAGTGCAGCACCGGCTATAACAGAAAGAGCGAGCCACAAGGCGAGCACCCAATCCCATAGGGTACGACTCACTTCGCGAGAAGTGACATTTAGCCGGTGCCAGCACACCAGCGTTAAGGATAGTCCTTCGCGCTGCGGGAGTGAAGCGTAGGCTTTTTCCTTAGAATCTAAACAAGAAGTACGAAAAACTACGAGGGGTATCTGACTTCACTCCGTCTAGCAGCGCAACAAAAATAGTGTCCGGATATGCCACCAGACAGACCGGATGACCAAACTTGTTTGGTCACCCCATGCGACTTGCTAAACTGGGTCTTCTGGTTGACTCCGTCAATCGATCGAAGATCGAAAGAAGGCTCAGTGCAAGCAACGTGTTTGGTCGCGGGGGTTTGCCGGTCCAAAAAAGAAGCCAGAGTTCAGAGCGTTTCCCAGCGAATGAAGATGTCGATTCGTTCGTTCTGCGGTTAGTGATCCGCGAGGAGCGGTTTATCGAACCGGACGGAAGTGAGTAGATACCAAATGTCCGAAAACCGAACCAGTGAGAATCGTGTAAGCTACTAGGATTATTGAGGTTTGTCGGCATGCCCGGCGGGCCGGTGGTCTCTAGTTACTTCGCGAGGAGGGTCGATAAGGGATAGCGACGAGTGGAAAAAACTGGTCGCGCAAGCGACTCCGCTGATTGGCTCAAGTAACCAAAACGATTAATCCGCCCAGACGTTGAATCCGCCACGCGTTGATGCCGGAACAACGATCAATCCGCCACCCCGCCGCTGAGAGGAACTCGACGTAATCTTCGCAGAGAGTTTGAATCCGCCACCCCGCCGATGGTCGCAGCAGTACTTAGAATACCGGAACCGGAGGTTGATAGTGGAGGGGGGGAGGGTACCCCTGTTGTGCGCCGTACCACCCATAATGCCGAGACCGCTTTCCCGACCGGGCCTATTCGCCAACTGCCTTACCGCTGTGGTATTACCGCCTTGCTACGAAAGGGCTTACGTGGTACTTTTCTGATCCAACCCATTGAGGACCACTATGCCACGACCCAAATCAGACGAGATCAAGCTAAATTTAGACTCCGACACCCTTGAACGACTGGACAAACTGGTACCGATCGTCGCTTCATCGGCTGCTGCTCGGGAGTTTGGGGTCGAAGTCGACCGTAGACTGGTCTCTCGGGTCGCTTTGTTGCGTGGTCTGACCGCTATGGAGGCGGCGGTGCCTCAAGAATCGGCACCTGCACCGCCAGAAACTCCTGTGATGGACGTCGCGCCCCCTCCTCCGCTGTCGATTCCGGTCCCGGAGCCCGAAAACGAGCCAGAATCGGAGTCTGAAGAGGTCTCAATGGACGTTGAGTCCGCTGAAGTTGGGGATGATGGCTTGATTCGGCCCCCTGAAGGCTGGAATCTGTGGAGTTCTCGGGAACGGATCCCGCCGGAGCATGTAGATGTCGACAACCACTACCAAAAAGGTGGCTGGAACCGGTACTGGGGACGTTCTGGGGAGGAAGTTATTGCGTTTTATTGGACTCCAGAGCCGGAAAAGCAGGATTATCCGTCATATAAGAAGACTGACGCCAACGGTAAGGAGATTATTGTGCAAAAAACCCCATATGGCCCCGGTCACATGATTCCCCACGGGTGGTCAGCGTGAAACTGCAACCAACATCCGAAGAAATTGCGGCATATTTGGAAGAAATGAACCCTGAAGCCTTAATGTACGAGGGATTCGAGGATGCTCTAGTTGGATTTGCGAGTCGGTGCTCGACTCAGCCACTCGCTTTGTACGATCGCGGGAAATGCATTGATATCCTCGTAGATAGCGGAATGAGTCCCGAAGATGCCGAGGAGTACTTCGCATATAACGTCGAAGGTTGCTGGGCTGGACCCAACACTCCTCTAATCGCCGCCTTTTGTCTTGAGCCGATAGGACTCCGGTACCCCATATCGAACTTGGAGTTGATTACAGAGACGGGCGGTGACGTCGAGGTATACGTCGGCAGACATACCGGGCCGGAATCCGTAGCCGACTCTGCAGATACTGGGTCGGGTGGCGTAAACGGTGCATCCGAGTCCGGGGGTCCCGTCGGATCTAGTAAACAAACCTAAATGTCCGCACGATCCGTCAGGTTTAATTTTAAAATCAAACTGTTTATCCTCTTCCGGCAGCTCGATGTAGGGCAGTCGGTCTTTTATGTTGGCACAACAGCACCCACAAGATGTGCATTCAAACCTTTTATTGAGAGATTTATTCATGCCTTTGTATGTATTTAAGTGTGATAAGTGCGAGGAAAAGATCGAAGTCTTACAGGCGTTCGGAGATCCTGAGCCCGATTGCCGAGACTGTCAGGTACCGATGATAAAGCAAGTTGCCTTTGCTTCGTTTATCTTGCAGGGGTCTGGTTGGGCAAAAGACAATTATGGGCTGAAAGAAGACTAGCAGTTAGTGTACAATTCGTGTGGAGGTGTTTCGTGCCCGGTAAGATGGACCAGAAAAAAATGGAACGGAAGAAAAAATTATCCGCCGCCGTAAAGGGTAGGAAGAAAAGCTTTCCTGATTTGAACAAAGATGGGAAGATTACGAAGGCTGATATCCTCATGGGTCGTGGTGTGAAACCTGCGGGCAAAACAGACAAGTCTTAATAAATACTTGGAGAAGTAGTCATGGCTGACAACAATAAAAATCTTTCTGAGCCTCGTGAGACATACAAGGGATTTAAGATTCCTCGTAGGAATCCAAACACGGGCAAACCTACGACAATGCAGGAACGCCGAGACTTTAAAAAAGCTATTGATGAACGCACAGTTTTGTTTCGTCGAGATCCACCTGTGGATGAGTTTGGTAACGAGATTATTGGCGAACCACGTAACCCCACGGCTCTTCAGAGAAAGGGTAAACGTTTAGCTGAGCAGGTCATTGGTCCCACTTTTGAGGACCTGAAAAAAACGGCAACTGAACTGCCCGGTAAGATCGGTCGTGGTGCAAAGGCTGTTGGTGAAGGATTATTTGAGGCGGTCACTATTGTGCCCCGAACCAAGGCTGCGATTGCTGCTGATCCTGAGGGCGCTAAGCAGTTTGTTAGTGCCGTAATGTCTGGAGACCGAGAGGCAATCCGGTCGATGGCTACAGAGGCTTCTGAGGGTGTTGCAGAGCCTTTCGCTACCTTTGGTGACGTAACTCTCGGTGGTATGGCCGCACAAGAAGGTAAGTTTGGTGAAGCCGCTATGTACGGTGGTCTGATCCTAGCCCCTGGAATTCTTCAGACATTAGGTAAATCCATGTCTAAAGGTTGGCTGAAGAGTGCCGCTGAGGCGGGCGAAGAGATCCCTGATGAAGCCGCAAGGAAGATGAACGACCTTGCGAAGCGTGTAGACGAAGGAAAAGTCACAGACGACATGCAGATCCGTCGTGAGATAGCGATGATCGAGGACGATCATGCATATGATTATCAGGCGTCGTTAGGTGAGCGCGACACAGACTTTGACTTTGAGTCAGTAAGCCGCACGCCTGCAGGCGGCGATGGGGCAGATGCTCTGCTTGAGGCAATCAATCGTAGGACCCAAGAAATAGAACGGAGACTAGCCGATCTTGAGTTCTCGACTGACGAATACGGTAACCCATTTCAAATGCGCGAAGTGGATCTTGAGCTTGAGTTAGAAGATCTTTATGATCAGAGGCAAAAAATTCTATCACGCCGTGGAGGCGGAGGCACCCCCGGCGGCGGTGGTGGTGGAGTAGCTGCGTTCAAGAAAGATCAAGCTGCTGAACAAGAATACTTTAGGTCTACGGGGGAAGGTGTCTATGAACCCGAAAAGTCGTCACCTAAGTTTGGTTTGGCGAATCAAGGACATCACAATGTCGTAGAGGATTTGGGTCCGCTTCTTCCCCAAGACAGAAACCTGCTTGAAGAGTTTGCAGGTAAATACAATTTGAGCGAAACAGAGTTGCGTCAGTTGCGGGATGAGTATGTAGCCTATGGGTATGATGATTTCCCATCAAGATCTCAGCGTGGTTTTGAAGAGATCGACATCCCCGACGATCGCTCAAGAGGCGGAGGACCCCCCTCGGGAAAGCCCCCCGGCGGTGAAGTAGAGGATCTCTTTCCGCATCAAAACCTTCTGGACAAAGCTCAAAAGTCAGGTCTTGATATTCCTACTTGGCTCCGAGGCGCGCCGGGTGAAGAACTTATATATCGTCCGATTGGTAAGCCTAAAGAGTTTGACAATCCGGGTTTTGTTGAGATGATCGAAACCGAGGGTTTCGACACTGATTATTTATCGAATGTAAATGAGTATCTGACGCTCAGAAGGAACTCACTGAAAGAACAATACGATGATCAGTTGCGACTAGCCTATCAAGATTATCCAAATAGGATCGACACCGCTGCCATAGAGGAAGCCGATAAACTCAGGCTTGATCTTGAACAATTCAGTCGCGCTTATGATGAGTCAACTAACTCGATGAGAGGTAATTTCGTTAGGCGATTCGCCCGTGATGTTGAGGTTGTTCGTGTTGATTTGAGGGATATCGAGCAAACAATCGGGTTGAACAGTCAAATAGTTAATTTTGCAAACAGGTTGGAGAGGAGTTTGGCAGATGAATTGACGACCAGAGATATCAACAAGAATCCTATCCTTCCTATGATTAAAGAGGCGTTCGAAAATATGGCGAGTGAGCCAATAGACGCTAATAGTAAGCGGTCGGCTTACAGGGCACTAGAAGACATGTTCGATGATTATAGAAATCTGGACAAAGCAAAACAATTGCATCTTGCATCTGCCCCTACCCTGAGTAAGTTCCGTGGAAATCTCCAAGCACATAATCGAAAGCGATTTGTAAACGAATTCCTGAACAATTATTATTCAAAATACGGCACGCCGATATCTGATAATCGTGGAGTAACAACTAAATCACTCGACGATATTGAGGGGCCGTCAGATGCTGAGATTGAAGAAATGGTTGGTCAGGCTTCCCGCGAAGAATTGCAGGAAGCTGCCAAGCGCAGGAACTTTGAGCGTTTTGGTAGCGCCACCGTAGAGGAAAGATTGAGACGTAATCGCGAGCGCGGTAAGAGGGATCGTCCTTTCAAGTCTCTTATACGAGAACAAGGACAAGAAGATAACTAATAGTTTTTGTTGCCGTTTTTCCTGCTCATGGTAGGATTTCTGTGCGTGATGATGCGCTTTTGTAACTCCTAAAAAGGAATGGAAAATCATGGCTAAGTTTAAGCAAGAACAAATTATTCCCGGCGTAACGAAGACTCGTTCGAACGCTGTAAAGGTCTACTGCGGTGCCGCTATTGCAGAGAACGATATCATCGTGGCTACTGGTATGCAGGGTGACTTCCTGTCATGTGTGCCTGCCGACAACACGGACATTACTAAGTGTCGCGGTCCTTTCTTCGTAGCAGACTTTGCTGGTGCATCTGGTGAGTATTTGCCTCTTGCCCTGCCGTACAAGGTCATCACTGACAAGAACACCTCTGACGCTGCTCAAGTTGGTGACGCCGTGTACTTGAGCACTGGCGGAGATGTCACTCTGGGTGCCGTGCCTGCTGCAACTGCTGATGGTGCTGCCTTCAGCGCGAACGTTCGTGTTGGTCGGATCACAAAGGTTGACGCTAGTGCAGGAGCCTACGTCCTTGAGCCTAGTGTAGCTAACGGTGCTCCAATCGTGGGCAAGGTGACATGCAGCGGTACATCATCGACAGTCACCGGTTTTACCGCAGAGCTTAATGGTGCTCCGGTCGTCGTGTCTATGGACGCAAACATCGCGACAACAGGCGCGGTCATTGCACTAGGCACACTGACGATTCACCATGCCTCGTCCACCGACGATGCTACATACGCCATCTTCGCCTAAACAGCGCAGACAAAGAAAAGCCCCCGGTCGCTTAGGCAATCGGGGGTTTTTTATTTACTGACGAAGAAGAAGTTCTTGTTCGACCATGGCCTGCTTTCGCAGTTGGTCCATCATTTCTTCGAACGACCGTGGATCTCCGCCCTCTGTACCAGATGCTGTGTCGGGTCCCATGTTCATAAGCTTCATACCTTCGGGTACTGGCTCAGGCTCAGGTTCCGGCTCAGGCTCGGGTTCTGGGGCTGGTGGTGGATACAACGCTCGTACCATCTTGACGGCATCTTCGGGAGTCACGTTAGCTCGTGCCAGTTCGCAAAAGCGATCGAACGCGTCGTCGTTTTCGTATACGTCTGACGCAGTAGTCGTCAGCCATTTTTCGAGTTGATCGACTTGTACTTCTACTTGACTGTTTTGGAACTCCTCTAGTTGTTGGTAGACCTCTTGATACTGTCGCAGTGCTTTGTCCCGCTCTTGTGCTGCCTTTTCGAGCGCGCTTCCATGCGACATCGATGCCTTCTCGTGTGCCTGCTCTGCTTCTCGACGCAAGGTTTGCAGGGCCGAGTTGTGGGCGATCTTAAGCTCATCGATTTCGCGTTGTTTGGCGACCATAGGATCGATATCGCCGTGCATCCATCGTTGGACCTTGATCTCGTTCTCTCGAACTGTTTTCATCAGATCATCAACGGCGCGACGTTCCTTAGCAAGTTCTTGAAACTTCGATGTGTATCCACGTTGGTAGTTCTGATACTTTCCTTGAATACCTTCGATGATCGTGTTTCGAATCGCTGGGTCAAGTTGCTGAACCCATTCTTTCGAGTTCAGATCTTCGATTTCGCCGTTCCACTCAAATACGGGGGGTGCTTCAACCTCTTCTTCAACTTCGACAGGTGTAGCTTCTACAGTCTCCTGTGGTTCGGCACTCACCTCCACTTCTGCGGCAGGTTCTGCTTCAGTTGTTTCTGGTGTTTCTACAGCTTCGTTATCTTCGTTGAACATGAATTACATTCCTCCTTCTGGTCCCATGGGCGGCATCATTGGAGGCGCGCCCTCAGGCATCATTCCTTGCGGCTGTTCCGCCATGGGTTGTGGCTTTGGTTGATCTTGTTTACGTGCTGCGATCATTTCGAGTTGCATAAGAACATCAAAGTCAGAGGCAATCATTTCAGCAAGTTCTTTCGGTGACTTGCCTCGTGTCTTGTCCAGTTCTTGTGCTGCGTCAAAAAGCATTTGAGCCCGCTCCGGCGTCACACCCAAAGTTTCTACCAGATCTTTGAGTTCGCCACCAGCATCATCGGGAGAATCCATTCCGGACTCTTTGTCGCGACGTTCCAACTCATCGTCGATCACCTTCAGTGCGTCGGTCGCCTTTTTCCCTGTTTCATCCATCGAGGCTTCGCCCTCTGGCATAGGAGGTGCGTCGGCAGGTGCTCCGGGTTCCCCCGCGTACATTCCTGCTTTGCCGGGAAGGCGCTCACCAGTTTTTGGGTCAGTTGGCATGTTGGCTCCGTTTTGATTGTTACCAGTGTGGTGTAACTAATTTATATATTGTTGTTGTCGATTTCAATCTCTGGGTCAACCAATTCGAAAGTTGCCTTGTGACCAATCGCTAGTATGAATTTATTTGGGAGTGTTCGTCGCTCTCCCGACTCTCTGTCTTCGTATACAAGACTGTCACGAACGGCGTCTTCTTTTATCTTCCTGAGTATTCTGTCGTTTTTTGTCGCAAGTCGTTTTGCGTATTGTACGAGTTGTCCGTCTGACAGTAGATTTCGTCTGCTTGGATCTGGCATCATTTACCTCCTACAAGTTCCGCTGCGCTTTTTGTTTGTGTTCGACCTTCGGCTTTCAACCGTTTGCTTTCGACGCTAACCTCTTTGAGAATCTTATCGTTGAGGCTTTTTGCTTTCTTACGTTTCCAACTGTTGTGTCGGATTGTATCAAGTCGTTCAGATCGTTGTGCGAGAGTTTCCTCTTGAATGTTTACCCGTTTACCGGGGAACCGCTCTTCGATGGTCGCGATGCATCGATCGTAGTCCTCTTTGGTTTCGGCTTTGCCCAGCACACCAAAGTCGACGGCAGCGAAAGATCCGGGGCCTTGTCCATGGATAGCGTATCGGAGTCCACGGAAACTCATCTTGCGTTTGCTGCCGCACTCGGGGCAATCGTCGGGTCCATCTGCTCGCTTGTAGATTGCTTCCTCCTCAAAGAAGTCGCAACCAGTGCATTCGAGGTTGTTCATTATCAGGCTCATGATCCCTCTGGGTCTGTAAGTTCTTCCGCACCTGCTAAGATACCAGCCAGACGGAGACGCTCGATTGTTGAAGACGGACTAAATAGCTCAAAAGGTACATAAGTATTATTGAATATGTCTGTTGGTGGATCGTCTTCGCCACGGAACACCGATCCGTCGGATCCGACAAAAAATACGGCTCCGGATGGAAAAGTTTGTTTTTGGTACCTGTCACCATTTATCCTGACTTCTTCAACCGATCTTGGTTCTTCGTCTGAAAACTGTTCGTCGTAGTTCTTTTTTGCTGCGTCTTTTGCGGCTTCTTCTAGTGCATCAGGATCGGTAGCTACCTCTTCGGGCAGATAGTTTTTGTAAATCTCTGCGTTTGTTTCGGCCAAGGTTGGTTCTTTTGGGTCGCCGCCACCGCCGCCGCCATCTTCTGTTCCCGGTCCAGATCGACGACGATTTTCCTCGTCTCGCTTCCTGCCTGCGCGACGTTGTCGAGCCAAATCCAAAGCTTGATTCGTGCTGCCAATTTTACTGACTGCCGACAAGAGAGCCTCTTGATCCGCTGGATCGTCGCGTTCTTCGTCAGTGTCTAAGTCAAAAGTAGCAGATTTTTCTTCTGGGTCTTTGTCTGCATCCAGATCGACTCCGGCGGGGCTGTCCGTACGCAATGGAGTTGCGTATCCCTCCTTGAACACGCCAGCGGCCTCAGCTTGTTTTTTCATCAATTCAGCCGATCGTTGTGCGACGCTTTTTTGTTTTTCGTCAATCGACTTCTTTGACTCATCTCCAGCCTGTGGCTCTGACTGCCGCATGCCCAATTTAATATCTTCTAAGTTCATTACGCTTTCCTGCTTTTTACTGCCGCTGCTAATTTTTGGCGCTTGGCCTTTTTCTTGAAGCTCGCGTACTGCTCGCCTTTGGCTTCTGACTTTCGCTTAGTCCGTGTTTCCGCAGCAGTTTGTTGAGG